ACCGGCCAGTACACCGGCCCGCCAGGATGCGATGTGCTGCTCATGTGTCCCGAGCTGGAATTCTTGCGTGAGCGCGGTATTCGCGAACAATTTGAACACAAGCTTGACGCGATTGCCGACTTCGACTTTGACTCCATATCCATAGTTCTTTGGGAAGGCGTCCCTGGCTGCGGAAAGACCACAGCGATTTGCCTGAGGCACAACAAAAACGTCGACGTCGTGCTGACAGCCGGCCGCGCAGCCAGGACTGACTATCTGAGGCGTGCCGCAGCGTGGAACGGTTCCAGAGACATGTACAGAACGTACGACTCTGTGCTCCTCAACGGTGCCAAGAACATTGTGGCGCCTGTGATTCACGCCGATGAAGGCCTCATGGCGCATCCCGGGGACATACTACTGTGCGGATTGTTGTACAACACCCAGGTCATCGAGATCTCAGGCGATCGCAAACAAGTGCCGTGGCTGAACCGCAACGTTCTGTTTCATCCGACGCACAAGAGACACGAGTTTGACCACATCTTCGAGATCACTTCAACATGGCGATTACCTCAGAGCGCGATGCGCGTTATGCGGAAGTTTTACCCCAGCATAACGTCCAACAGCAAGATTCAAGGTACAACCGCTGGTCCGACGTTGATCAAAACGACGCCGGTACTGAGCAACTTTGCGCTCATTGCAACGTTCACACAGGAAGAGAAGTTCGCAATGCAAGCTGCGAACCCTGGACGCCTGGTGTTAACAGTGCACGAAGCGCAGGGACAAGACCACGAGTCAGTCGCACTGGTCAGGTTGAAGCTGCAAGACGACCTGATATACGAAAGTCCAGGGCACATCTGCGTCGGATTGAGCAGGCACAAGCGTCATTTCGAGTACTTTACGGTAAACACCGGTGACATGACGTCAACGCTACTTGGAAACGACCCTATCGACATGTCCACAACTGCAGAGCTGGAAAGCACGACAATGCGGCACGCCGCTACAGTCGAGACAATGCCTGTGCAACCACCACTGTCCAGATGGAAACTCTGGCGACGAAGTACAACAGATTACTTGACGCATCCTGTTGCACAATTCATTTCACGCATCAACGGCCAGACCGGCCGCTGGCGCAATCAGTGGTTGCGTCTTGTGCACTACACAGTCTGGCCACCCGACACACACAGCGAGGTCAACTTCGAAAACGCCATTATGGCCGCACAAACGACTCTTGATTTGCTGTACGAGCCGGTAGACCCTATTGCTGCTGCCAGTCGCGCACACGACTCACCGTTCCCACTTGAACCTGAGTTCCAGGTGAACTACACGAAGCTGCTTAGCTTCAGGCCAGCCGTTTACACAGCTTGCACTCCGTTGCTGCAAGGTCCGCAACCTGCTCGACTGGGTAAGTCAATCGGAGAATTCCTTTACTCCATCAGGATGCGCAACACTGGCGTGCCGCTGCTGCACCAGATTCTGGGTCCAGAAGTGATCGATGAAATGGTCGACAAGTTCTTTGCCACGTTCATTGATGAAGAAAAGCGACGTGATGTTGCTTGCTACGCACCGTATGAGAGCGCGGAGCAGAC